TAGAGAACAAGGAGTTTATGGAGAAATAGGACAAAGAGAATTTTTTTTCAATTTTAAAACTAGATGTTATGAGCAAAATTGAATTTTTACATAATGGTCTTACACCTGAACAACAAGAGGTTATGGACGATGCATATGAGGCTCTTATGTCTGACGTAAAAGTTATAGATTTAACTCTTTATGAAAGATTAAGAGAAAATGAATTAAGTATAGAAGATGTTTATAAACTTAGAAACAGTAAAGAACAAAAGAAAATGATTAGAATAGAAGATGGACAATATAATCTTTTTTAGGATTGCAAAATGTTTTCAATGATTGTTATGACTTGCATAATATGGATAGAAGGTAGTTTTTATGATGGTGGAGAAGTGCAATGTGGTATGCACAAAGCGGAAATACAATATTCAAGCATGTATGCTTGCGAATCAAACATAAAAAGATACGAAGAATTTGTTGCAAAAAGCATTTATGATCAATTTGAAATGCCATCAGATTATATAATAAATACAATGTGTTATGAAGAAAACGGAGAAAACAGATGAACATTGATATGCAAGTTAAAATGCGACCTATTAATGAATTAATACCATTCGAAAAAAACCCAAGAAAAAATCAAAAAGTTGGGAAGATTGCACAATCAATAAAAGAATATGGATTTACACAACCAATTGTTGTTGATGAAAAAGATGTTGTAATAATTGGTCATACAAGATTAATGGCATCAAAAGAATTAGGTTTAAAAAATGTACCAGTTGTTACACAAAAATTAAATGATGAACAAATAAAAGCATTAAGAATTGCTGATAATAGATTAAATGAAGATTCAGAATGGGATTATTTCCTGCTAGGAGATGAATTAAAAGAACTATTAGACTTACAATTTGATTTAGAATTAACAGGTTTTGAAAAAACAGAATTAGAAAATTTATTAGATTTTGATACAGAAAATGATGATTTAGAATTTAATGATTTAGTGGTTGAACAAGATAAATATTCAAAATCAATTGTGTTTTCATGGGAAGATTTAGATAAATATCAAGAAATTATGGCAAAATTAAATCAATATATAGATGACAATTCAAGTGTATCTACAAATGAGGAAGCACTAGAAAGATTGTTGAATCAATGAGTACAAAAACAGTTTATTGGGCACCAGTAATTGGTTATGAAGATGATACTCATCATTGTAATATAATGTTTTTAGAGCCTAATAAATTATTGAACAAAATTAGTAATGATGTATCAAACAGAAATGGTGTTAGAATTAAAAATTTAACAAGATGTCCTGCATTTTCAAATTTAGCCAAAAATATTTATTATGTAGAAAATCCTATATCTACAGAATTTGAGATACAAAATAAAAAGATTAAGTTTTTATCTGAAAATTCAAACGTAATAACATACATTGATGACACAATGATTTATGGCAATAGTTATATTTTCTTTTGTGAAGAAGATTTACAAATAATGTTAACATCTCCATTTTTCTCAGAAACAA